CTCTGGCCATGCGTTCCACCAAGTTAAGCGGGACGTCGTTCAGACTCAGCTCGTGGCCCTCAGGCGCCGGATCGTCAACCAGCTCAGCTGCCATGAATGCGTCGGCAAAATCTTGCGCGTCCTCGTGGTTTGCAACATCTTGAAGATGCCAACCGTCCAACAATTCTTGAATGCGTAGCATGGTCGTTTCCTTATGCATTGCAGCATCCGCAGCAAGGGGCATCCTCGCACCGTCCCTTGCGATTCCGATAGAGTTCCCTCCCTCCCGATGTCCAAACATGCGACACGCCACGCTCCAGACTCTGGCGCAGATACCGGCCCGCGTGCGCTGCAGCGTCCGGGTCGGCATCCGCCAGATCGGGGTCAATTGCCCGTGCCAGGGCAAGATCAGGGTCAACAGCGGGCAGGAGGTCCGAGAGGTAAGCCCGGCCCTTCCCGACGTATACGATGGTGTCACCAGGGCGGATAGGGGCACCAGTGCGCGAGCACCGGCCCGGGAAACGTGCTGTCATGGTTTTCATGGTGTACCTTTCAGATGGAACGGATGGATATCACCCGCTTCTCATGCCCAGCGGCATGGTCAGCGATAACGATGGAGCGGGCATGCTTTGACGTCCCGGCACACAGCATGCAATCGGAACACTGGGCTTTGCGGCCACCCTCGACGCTGGCCGGGCACGTAACCTCAAGGGGGGCTTTGTCTACGCCGATGCTCACCCGAAAGTAACGCATACCCAAAGCCTGAGCCTGCTGGGCTTCAGCGGCAGAGTCTGCACTCGCCATCACCAGTGGCGACCATGCGGCATGGTCGAACCCGTGCGCTTGCCACTGGTGGGTATAGCCTACGTGCCCGGCACTCAGGGACACCAGCAAGGCCCACAATTCCACTGGTGCTGCTGCAGGATCGCCATAAGTGCCAAGCCTAAGCTTTCGACCACGCAGCGCTGCAGCTACTTGGTCAATGCTAGTGGCGCGCGCGTATGACCCGCGACGATACGCGCCAAACACTGACAGAACAGACTTCCCGACACGGACATAGCACGGCGCCGAGGGAAGCCCGGCGCGCTCGAGCATGCGAGCAATCAAGGGGCGATGCGGACACATTCCGCACACTGACGCATCGTGGCCCGTCTTCAGGGCATCCGTAGGCGCGACGTCGGCCCGGATGATAAAGCTTTGGACGAGGTTCCCTGTCTTCGCGTTTTCGCTGGATTGGTCAAGCCCCGTGAGGATGACAACGATAGGCTTACCGTCGATGGTGGAAGGGCCATCGTAAACAATCAGGCTGTTAGTGTTTAGCATGGTCAACCCCTTAGATCAAGCCACGCTCGGCAAACGACACCACGGTATCGCCGACCACAAGATGATCCAGCACCCGAACATCCACCAGCTGCAGTGCCGACTTGAGGGTTTGCGTCAGGTATTCATCCGCGCGCGAGGGTTCAGCGGATCCTGAAGGATGATTGTGGGCAAACACGACAGCCCCGGCATTGCAGAGCAAAGCCTCACGAACGACCTCACGAGGGTAGACGCTGGCTTGTGAGAGCGTGCCCCTGAACAGCGTTTCGGCTTTGATAAGCCGATGCTGCGAGTCCAGAAAGAAGACAGCAAATTCCTCTCTTCCGTGACTTGAGGCATCCGCGAAGTACAAACGCGCGTAGTTCTTCACTGCGGCCGGGTTGTCGAACACCTTGCCCGCGCGGATGCGGGCATCGAGGATGCGCAGGGCTTCATCGATGATGCGGGCATCATCGGCGGATTGCACGGTGTAAACGGGCGGGTCGATTGAGCGGGTTTGCATGGTGAGTGCTCCGTTCAAACGAAAGCCGCGAGCAAAAGCCCGAGGGTGGCGCCGAAAGCGCATGCGAAAAAGACATCAATGGGACGGGTGCGCATGGTGTCAGGCCGCGAGAATGACGTTTTCCAGCGCAACGGACAACAGCGCGAGCGTGGGCGCAATGCGACGCAAGCCCGTGCCTTGTGCTGTTGCGATCCATTCGCGGCCATCCTTGCGGATGTGCCAGACGAGCCCGCATGCATAGCCGGTGTATTCGCCCTTGCGGAATGCTGACTTTTCAATGTTGGTGAGGTTGGTCATGGTGTCTGGTTCTCCTTGGTTGCCCGGGTCAACCCTTGACCCGTTGAACGAATCATAACATGGTGGATTGTCCCAGTGAAGCATAGGGGCATTGTGCCAATGCGATGGCTGTGCTGCCTGTGACACTGTGACTGGGATCGGGGTGGGGGGATGAGGGGAATTAAGAGCAATGAGTCAATTCGATATTGACCCCCCGGTCGCAAAGTCTCAGTGTCACAGGTTGCACTAGATCAATTCGATAGACCCCATTGGCACACTAAACCCGCTCCAATGGATCAATGCTGCGCCTGATCCCTACGCCAATGCGCCAATGCTGCGCCAATGCGCCAATGCTGCGCCTGATCCATACGCCAATGGGCTAACCCTTGATCCATTGCACCCTGGTGGCGACGAGCTGCGGCCTGGACGATGGCCCGGTGGATCAAGGGCGCAGGGGTACCCCAACGATTGGCGGCGGGGCAGTGACCAAAAACGTAGGACCCGCGCACAATTTTTTCAAATGACAAATTAACCAGTAACCCATTGAAACATTGCCCCCATCCCCGCCAGTGACACTGCGACACAGCAAACCACGGTTGCCAACTCGACCAACCATCGTGATACCATCCCGGCATGGAGCAGCAAACCCAGGCCCTCGCTCAGCCGTCCGTTCCCGACTGGCTGACACCTAGTCACAGCGTCGCAACGCCACTCGACCCTGCAGACCATCGTCGAGCCACTCGTGCGCTCCTTGACGCATCGTTCGCCGCCATGTTCGAGCGTGTGCTGACGGAGATGACCAAGGGGCGCTCGCTCAACGCCATCGTCAGGGACGATCTGCGCGACATCGAGTACGACGCCTTCTGGAGGTGGATCAAGCGTGACCCCCAGCGTTACGAACGCTACAAGGAGGCGAAGGAGCTTCGCACGGAGTGGTGGGCGGGACGCATCGTCGAGATTGCCGAGGCTGAGGACAGCGTCGAGGACGTAGCGCGGTCCAAGCTCAAGATCGACACCTACAAGTGGCTCATGGGCGCCGACAACCGCAAGCAGTACGGCGACATCAAGCAGGTGGAGGTCAACCAGTCGATCAGCATCACCGCAGCGCTGGAGCAGGCACGCTCCCGGCTGCTGACGGACGTGACGACGGTGGACATCGACGACGGGGTGGACACACCTCGCATCGAGCACAGCACCAGCGACGACTGATGGCACAGCAGCCGCGTTACGCGCCCGACGATGAGCAGATGCTCATGTCTCAGTTGTGGTCGCAGACCATCGTCGATGACCCCGAGGCGTTTGTGCTGTTCGCGTTCCCGTGGGGGCAGAAGAACACCCCGTTGGAACGGTTCAGCGGGCCGCGCCGCTGGCAGAGGGACGTGCTCAGGACGATCACCAAGCACATCCGGGAGAACCGGGCACCTGACGCCGTGCTGCAGGCCCTGCGTGCAGCGGTGGCCTCGGGGCGGGGGATCGGGAAATCGGCCTTGGTCAGTTGGCTCATCCTGTGGATGCTCACCACTCGCATCGGATCGACCGTCATCGTCTCGGCGAACAGCGAGAGCCAGTTGCGCAACGTGACCTGGGGCGAGTTGACCAAGTGGGCCACGATGGTCATCAACGCCCACTGGTGGGAGCCGTCGGCCACCAAGCTCGTACCCGCAGCGTGGATGACCACGCTGGTCGAGCGGGACCTCAAGAAGGGCACTCGTTACTGGGGCGCCGAGGGGAAGCTGTGGTCGGAGGAGAACCCAGATGCTTACGCCGGGGTGCATAACCAAGACGGCATGATGGTCATCTTCGACGAGGCGAGCGGCATCCCGGACGGGATCTGGTCCGTGGCCGCGGGCTTCTTCACCGAGCCCATCGTGGACAGGTACTGGCTTGCGTTCAGCAACCCCCGACGCAACACCGGGTACTTCTACGAGTGCTTCAACGGCAAGCGGGACTTCTGGACAACGCGCAACATCGACGCTCGCACAGTCGAGGATACCGACAAGGGCGTCTACGAGCAGATCATCGCCGAGTACGGTGAGGACAGCCGCGAGGCGCGCATCGAGGTCTACGGCGAGTTCCCATCGACCGGCGACGACCAGTTCATCGGCCTGGCGCTGGTGGACGAGGCCATGCGCCGGCCGCCGCACAAGGACATGAGCGCACCGGTCATCCTGGGCGTGGACCCGGCCCGGGGCGGAGCGGACAGCACAGTGATCGCCGTGCGCCAGGGGCGGGACATTATCGACATCCGACGGTTCAAGGGCGACGACACCATGACGGTCGTCGGGCACGTCATCAACGCCATCGAGCAGTACCGGCCGGCCATGACCGTCATCGACGAGGGTGGTCTGGGCTACGGCATTCTTGACAGACTCAACGAGCAGCGTTACAAGGTGCGCGGTGTGAACTTCGGCTGGAAGGCGCTGCGCCCCATCACCTGGGGCAACCGACGCTCGGAGATGTGGGGCGCGGTCAAAGAGTGGCTCAAGACAGCCAGCGTTCCGCAGGACAAGCAGTTGCGCGACGACCTCGTTGGCCCGCGAGTCAAGCCCGACTCATCGGGTAAACTGTTCTTGGAGTCAAAGAAGGAGATGAAAGCCCGAGGACTCGCCTCGCCTGATGCAGCCGACGCCATAGCGGTGACCTTCGCGTTCCCCGTCAGCACCGACGCTGCCGGCCACTCGCACTCAACCACCCCGTCGCACTACGCCAGGCCGGTTGTAAACTTCTGGGGCACTCAGCAAAGGGCCTGACATGGCACGCATTTCAAACGAACAACGCCTGGCTGACATCCACCAGGAGGCCATGCGCGAGTTCGACGATATCCAGGGCGCCGTCCGTGATGAGCGCCTGCAGTGCTTGCAGGACCGGCGCTTCGCCACCATCGCCGGCGCAACTTGGGAAGGCCCGTTGGGTGCGCAGTTCGAGAACAAACCCAAGTTCGAGGTCAACAAGATCGCGTTGGCCATCACCCGCATCATCAACGAGTACCGGAACAACCGGGTCACGGTTGACTTCATCAGCAAGGACGGCACTGACGCAACGAACCTGGCCGACACCTGCAACAAGCTCTACCGCGCCGACGAACAGGACAGCACCGCTGCTGAAGCCTACGACAACGCCTTTGATGAGGCGGTCACGGGTGGCTTCGGCGCGTGGCGGCTGCGGGCGTACTACGAAGACGAAGAAGACGACGAGAACGAATATCAGCGCATCCGCATTGAGCCGATTTACGACGCTGACAGTAGCGTATTTTTCGACCTAAACGCCAAGCGTCAGGACAAAGCAGACGCCAAGCGGTGCTTCGTGCTGACCAGCATGACACCTGATGCGTACCGCGAGGCGTACAACGACGACCCGGCGTCCTGGCCGAAGGAAATTCACCAATTCGAGTTTGACTGGTCCACACCTGACGTCATTTATGTGGCCGAATACTACCGGGTCGAACACAAGTCTGAAACGGTGCGGGTGTTCGAGGCCATCGACGGCACCGAGGAACGGTACACCGAATCTGACTTTGAGAACGACCCCGAGTTGGAGGTTACGCTGTCGGCCATCGGCAGCGTCGAGGTGCGGCAGAAGAAGGTCAAGCGCAAGAAGGTCCGCAAGTACATCATGTCTGGTGGCAAGGTGCTTGAGGACGCTGGCTACATCGCTGGCAACTGCATCCCCATCGTGCCGGTGTACGGCAAGCGGTGGTTCATCGACAACATCGAGCGTTGCATGGGCGTGGTGCGGTTTGCCAAGGATCCGCAGCGCCTGAAGAACATGCAGTTGTCCAAGCTGGGCGAGATCAGTGCGCTGTCGAGCGTTGAGAAGCCTCTCATGCTGCCCGAGCAGGTGGCCGGCCACCAGGTGATGTGGGCCGAGGACAACCTTAAAAACTACCCGTACCTGCTGCTGAACCCGATCACGGGAGCAGACGGGAGCCAGCAGGCCGCAGGCCCGGTGGGCTACACCAAGAGCCCGCAGATCCCGCCGGCAATGGCCGCGCTGCTGCAAGTGACCGAAGCCGATATTGCCGACATCCTGGGCAACCAACAGAACGGCGACAAGATCGTCAGCAACATCAGCGGCAAGGCCGTGGAGATGGTGCAGCAGCGCCTGGACATGCAGGCGTTCCTGTACATGAACAACCACAGCAAGGGTGTCCAGCGCGGCGGTGAGATTTGGTTGTCAATGGCCCGTGACATCTACGTCGAATCACGGCGGCGCATGAAGGGTATTGGGGTTCAGAGCGAGGTTGAGTCCATTGAGATCATGCGCCCCGCGCTTGACCGCAACGGTGAAGTGGTCATGGAGAATGACCTCTCTCAGGCCAAGTTTGACGTGGTGGCCACCCTTGGCCCGTCATCGAGCAGCCAACGCTCGGCCACGGTTCGCTCGCTGCTGGGCATGCTGCAACTGACGCAAGATCCACAGACCCAGCAGGTGCTGCTGGCGATGGCTTTCCAGAACATGGAGGGTGAAGGCATCAGCGACGTTCGCGCATACTTCCGCAAGCAGATGGTGCAGTTGGGCGTCATGGAGCCCACGCCCGAGGAAGCCGAGCAAATGGCTGCTGCGGCGCAGAATGCACCGCCTGACCCGAACGCTGTGTTTGTCGAGGCTGCTGCTGAGAAGGCAATGGCTGAAGCGGACAAGGCCAGAGCCGATGCGGTCAAGACTGGTGCTGAAACAGCGTTGACGGAAGCCAAAACGCTGGAGACGCTGGCCAAGGTCGGCGGCGAGGTTGAAGGCGCGATGATGCAGCCGGCGCCCGCGCCCGAGCCCGCAGCGCCGCAGATGGATCCGTTCGAGGCGGCCAAGCGCGAGTTGGAGCTTGAGAACATGCGGATGGACAACGCCGCGAAGTTTGCTGCCCTGGCCAAGGCGCTCAAGCAGCAGCAAGCCGATGAAGAATCCGGCAGCGAAGAAGAATCAAGCGCCGATGAGTCCGATGATAAAGTCAGCGAAACCCTGGACGAACTGAAGTCCATGGTCGAATCGTTGGCCAGGCAGGTCGCGGACATGAGGCCGCAACAGCCGATCATCGTGTCTACGGGCGGCGGCGGCAAGAAGATCCAGATCACCAAGACCTCCACCGGGTTCTCCGGTGAGGTTGTCAACGAAGACTGAAAGGGGCCTGAACCATGTCCATGACCAACGC